CCATTGAAACTACCTCGTTAATCTCAAAATCACTCAGTTTGCTGTAGTCCATCAGGATGCCTCCTCATCGAGTTTCGAGAACCAATGACCCACTGCGCGCTCGAGGGTTTTCTTTGCTTCTTCAATTGAATCATTGCCCGGAAGATGCGTTTTTATCCCTGGTAGTAAGCAGGTTACATCGTAGTTAGGCATCGAACGGCTCAGAGAGCTCCAGTTAACTGAGCCGACAACCCACCTCCCTACATAAAGGTCCTCGCCATTAGAATGTCTCGCTGTCTTACGCTTCCATGTTAATTTCATTTTTCTTCCCCTCTGGCTGGCTGCCCGGCCCTGATCCTGATTATCAATACCATCGCCCGATGTTGCCGCATTCCCGTTGTCATGATTTCACCTGCTCTGCTACAACCGAATCCTGTAGAAAATCTGCCAAATCCACCCCAAGCCATTCACATGCCCGTTGCATATCTTCAGCAGGAATAATCCGGCGCCCGTTATCCAGCACCATCACGGTGATTGTTAGCCCTGGAACTATCTGCATCTCGCTCTGCGAGATAACTTTTGGCAATTGGCCTGTCATGATTTCACCCCGTAATGCTGAATAGCTTTGATAATCAAACCAGTGCAGATGTATATCGTCCCGCATATAACTCCAGTGTCAGAATTAGCGGCATATGAGGCTCCAGTTAATCCACCACCAATGGCGCATATGAACATTGGGATTGTCATGGTTTCACCTGCTTACTTTTTTCCTGGATTAATTTCAGGCTCATGTTTAAAGTCCACTCGTTTAGCTTCTGAGTCAGAACCATCATTTTAATGATGTGCTCTTCCCGATCCTTTTTGTTCATGATTTCACCTGCCCGGCCTCAAATTGAGATTTCAGCGGCAGATAAACCACCCGGTGTACAAACGGGATGAATGCCGTGAAGAATTTATCGAATGTGTCTTTGCGGTAACCTGTTGCCTCATCAACCATTGCTTCAAGCCCATTGCGTGGCTGTCGTGGTAACTCAACCTCGTACAGTCGGCAGAAGTTTGAAATCAGCTCAGGCTCTTCCATGCAGTAATCTAAGCAGAAGCTGAAAGCCGGGTCTGTCATCAGAGTGTGAATTACTTCCTGCGGTAGTCGCTGGTCTGTCATGATTTCACCTGCTTGCTCGCCATATCGATGCGTACGTTTCTGGTTTTTACTTCCACAGGAACCTCTGAACGGCCTGTCATGGCCATCATGAAATCCTCGGCTGACATGGCTGTGGTTATTGTGTGACCGACACCAAGCTTTATGACGAATTCGATTCGGTTATCACCATCTCGGGAGCGGCGATTTATATCAACTAATGCCTTCATGGTTTCACCCTCTCCAGTCGTTTTGGCTGGCAGATTCTTTCTGGTTTTCTGCATATCTCCGCGCCGCATCTTCCTGCTCGATGTTGACGAAGTGTCCATTCTTCCAACCCATATAAAACGTCTTTGGCTGGCCGGAGCGGTACTTGCCAATGATAATTTCCGCAATGCCTTTGAGGTCGCTGTTCTCGTTATAAACCTCGTCCCGGTAGGGGAAGATAATCACATCGGCATCCTGCTCAATTGCTCCAGACTCGCGCAGGTCACCCAAAGTCGGTCGCTTCTCTGAACGGGATTCGACGCCTCGGTTGAGCTGGGATAGTAGGATGACGGGCACTTTGTTGCGAAGGCAGAACTGTTTTAGCTTTCGCGTAATCTCTGCGATTGCCAGGTCAGGCCGCTCAGCTTTAGGTTTTGGTATCAGTTGCAGGTAGTCTATTGCCAGAAAGCTAAGCCCTTCATCGCCCATGTTCATTCGCTCAGCTTGAGCGATGATTTCGTCCACTGTGAATGATCCGTCGAGAACATAGTTTTTCTCATCCATCAGCGTGCCAGTGGCTGCTGTGAGCTTCGTGTAGTGTTCCTGCTGCATGTCCAGAGGGTTTCTCAGCACGCCAATCGACAGCCCGGCCCGGTCAGCCACATGACGCTCAACCACCTGCATATCTGACATCTCCATCGAGATGAAAAGCCCTTTGCCTTTCTGACGGCCGATTGAGTTAGCGATATTAATCGTCAGCTCCGTCTTGCCCATGCCGGGCCTTCCGGCAACGATAATCAGGTCAGTGCGATCGAAGCCGCCATACTCATCATCCACCGGCTCAATACCGGTTCGCAGATAAAGCCCTGACTCTGACCCTTTCATGCGCTTTTCCAGAACGTCCATGTAATCGTCCATCAGGTCACCTATCCGGCGAGGCAGTCGGTCGTTGGTTTCGAACTGTAAGCGCGACAGGATCCCCGTCACATCTGATATCCGGTCATTGATATCGTGAACGCCTGCACTGCGCAGCGTATCAACTGCCTGCATCAGGTCAGAGACGCCCTTTCGAATCATCCAGCACTGACGTACGCGCTTTGCCCACGCTTTGATGTTTGCTCCAGACTTGCACCGCATCGAGAGAGCAAGAACCATGTTACGAGTCTCTTCGCCAACGCCAGACTGAATACTGAAGGGGTCAACAGGCTCGGCTTTGTTAATCAAAGCGCCGATGACTTCGTACATGCTTCGCAGGTGATGGTTCTCAAAGGCTTCAGCGGGGAGCTTTCCAATGATATCCCGGCAGTCAATGTGATCGCCCTTAAACATCATCGCCCCGACCAGCTGCTCCTCAAATTCGTATGACTCCATGGTCAGTCTCCGCTGTAAAATATTTTCTCAAACGTTGATTTACGAACGGCGAACTCAATATCTGCCCGCCATTTCCTGTCGTTTTCGCCAGAGTGATGACCAGTAGCCCACCCAGCAAATCCCCGAGACAGGTACGTGCAACTGAACTCAGTGATAGACTTGGGTTGGTCTTTTTTGATTTTCTTGCAGTGCTTAAGGTACGCGGTGAAGTTTCTACGAAGGTGACGCTTGACTGAGTCAGCCAGTCCAAGAGACATGACGTAGTTTTTCTTACTGGCGATTTCATTCCAGCATTCCTGGATTTTACTTTCGTCAATCCCATCCCCCTGGGGGGTAAGGGGGGTGTTATCTTTATTATCTTTAGAGATATCTTTTGTGTGTTCCGTTTTGGTAACACTTGATGTACCCGGCTTGGTAACATTATTTGTTCCCAACTTGGTAACAATGTTACCTATCCGGGAACACTCAGGAATATGCCACTCTGATATGTGTTTATTTGGTCCAATTCGACTACCCTCTTTCACCAAAACACCCATGGCAATCAGCTCGTTCTTGGCGATGTTTGCTTTCGACCTGCTGATGCGGCACAGCTCTGCTAACTGACTGTCTGCAATGCGATCCATTTTCTTCTTGAAGCCATATGTCTTGCGGCAAACGGCATGTGCCACCTTGGCTTGATTGCGTGTCAGATTAGCGCCTATCAGCTCTTCGTAAAGCTCCATAGCCAGCATGATGAACCCATCATCTGTATCGGCCACCCTACGCTCCACGACCTCCAATGGAGGCCTATAATCGGATAGTTTTCTGACGTTACTCATGACCATTCTCCTTTGCCTGTTTCTTTACGCGATCCCACTCAAGGCGAAGCCTGGTAGGCTGTGCGAAATCACAAAGGTAGCGGTCACGAAGTATGTTTTTATGCGGTTTGTCCTGGTAAGAACGGCGCTTTTTTGTCATAATTACTCCTGTTGTTTGTGCTTAAAACGACATCGTGATTTGTGAATCAGCCTCTGTTCGCGCAGGGGCTTTTTTATTGCCTATCGCCTGATAAGCGCCTTGAATCGCCCTTCCTATCGGGCTTACCTCTACTGCCATCCTGGCAATGCAGAAAATCGTTGCGATATCCCGCCAGTTCATCCTGCTGACCTTTGTTTCATGCCATCCCGCCAGTTCAGCGAATTGACGCCCGGTAAGCTGGGAGAGCGTAATCAGTAAGTCAGTCTCTGCACGGTCAATCTCGCGCTGAGTCGGTTTGCTGTAGTTTGCGTGGTCCATTGCGTATTATTTCCATGTTGAATTAGTTACGTGCGATCACCCTGCGGTGTCGCATTGGTTGCTCTACAAGCGGCAGAGCGGTTCAGAGTTTTAAAGAGCGGTGTTGCTTATGCTGCCGTGTCAGCAGCCTTCATGTATCGCTGCGGGTACAGAATTTGCATTTCGGTAATCTTCCCTTTGAAGTACCGAGACAATTTCTCCGCCGTTTCAAGAGAGGGAACCTGCATTCCCCTTTCGATTCGGCTGAGGTTTCCAACGTCCAGCTGTGTGGCGATGGCTACCTCTGCGATTGTCAGTTTTTTCTGCACACGCATTTTCCGTAATGGCGTTGACATAATGCACCTCCTAAATGCGCTATACGCATAATATGCGAACTAGAAAATATGCGCAAGACGCTTTGCGTGTCACGCATAAAAAAGGTTAAATATCCGCCATGAAAATAGGCGATAAGATAAGACAGATTCGCAAAGCGAATAAGATGACCCTTAGTGAACTCGCGTTACGCGTAGATAGCGACGTGGGGAACCTGTCACGCCTTGAGCGCGGCATGCAGGGATACAGTGAAACCCTCATCCAAAAAATTGCCGAGGCTCTTTCAGTTCCTGTTTCTGAACTATTCTCTTCTAATGATTCAAGTGATACTGTAGAAACATACAGTGTTAGTTCAATTATAAAAAAGGGGAGAAAAGATGTGTACAGGATTGATGTTCTTGATGTTTCAGCAAGCGCGGGTGACGGTTCACCTTCAAAAGATGTCGTCGAAGTCATAAGGTCTATTGAATATGTTCCCGATCAGGCACGGGTCATATTCGGTAACCGTCCGGAATCGAGCGTGAAGCTCATAAACGTTCGCGGAGACAGCATGGAAGGCACTATTGATCCTGGTGATTTTATCTTTGTCGACACAACA